CCAGTTGATTGTCTCGCATGATGGCAGAGTCGGCGGATTCCCGAACCATCCAAGATATTTCGGGCCGAACTTGTTCCTGTCGGCGGCCTTCGCCTTGGGGACGATGTAGATATTCACGTTACCATGTCCCTATCATCGTGGTGCTGACGTAGGCCCCTACGGGCAAGGCTTCCGATTGGGCTGCGACCTCTATGATCAGAGCATTCCACCTAGGCGGGGAATCAGCGTCCGATGAATACCCGATCCTGGCCTTTAGTGCGTTTACCTGCGCTGCCGTCCACCCACCAGAAGGAACAGTTACCATGGCCCCTTTGTACTGAAGAACCGTGCCCTCAGAGGAGTGATCGCCGCTGAACACAGTCGTGGACTGCGAGTCGGCGTCGAAGATATAGGCCTTCCCATTGTTCGTGCTCCACCCCGAAGAGTTCAGTTGCATCAGAGCCCGCGCCCCGAATATCGTCCCGCCGATGGAAGGGTTATTGAACTGTACTTCTACGTATTTGGCAGCGTCAGTGGCGTTCTGCTGGATGTAATCAGTCCCCTCGGTCCCAGACCAGGGGTTTTCGTTGAGCTTATCGTAGGCGTAGACCGTTGTTCCGTTGATTGGATCCCCGGCACTGTTCTCCAGGTATGTATCGGCGTTGTCGTGTGTTCCATCAGCGTTTGGCCTGATCCCAACAACGACATGTTCGCCTATGGGGTAGTCACCTGAAGTGTTGGATATGATGAGGTCGTCGTAATAAGCTTCCAGGTTATATGTGGCTGAGTACGTAAGCGTAGGCCTGACGTATGTCGAGGTCCCCGTAGCGATGCCCGTCTTTTGAGGCTGGGCGTTCCCGTTGAGTTGCCAATCAAGTGTGCCGTTCGTAACGTCATATTTGATATCGATCCTAACCCATTGGTCCCCAGCATATTCTTCAGTAGAGTATGTAGATCCACCCTCGCTGTCGTGATATATCCGGAATAGGTTCGTTGATGGATAGTAAAAGAGCCCAGGGCTCTGCCCGCCGTTGCTGTAGATATCGAACACGAACGAAGATTCCTGATTCGTTTCTGGCCAATAAAAATAGAAGCTGACCACCTGCATGGTCTGTGACCCTGTTGGTATCCAAGTGTACCCGTTGGTAGCAACACCCGCTGCGGTGGCAAGTTTCAGGGCATACGAGCCTGTCCTCTTGATAGAAGACTGAGTCGTTGCCAGCGACACATATTCGGCTATGCCAAGGCCATATTGCGACAGCGTTGGAAGTCCGTGCTCGTATCCTGTTATATACGTCGGTGTAGCCATGTCTCTCTCCTATATGGGTCTCGGGCTGTCATCGCGGTCAGAGGTTATTCCTGACTGATACGTGTCGTTCAACGCCGTGTCTATGCACGGAGACGTATCCTTGAGATGGAGATCCGGTGTCGTTCCTGCAGACAGGAACAATGGATCTGCGTTGACACATGTCGGCTCAAACACGGACTTAACTGTAGTGTTATCGTAGGTCGTGCCGCCCACCTGGACGACGTTACCAAGAGGTTGGTAGTAGCAGTTGTATTCGTGCGTTGCCGATGTCCCAGACGGGGCCCTGAGACAGAGCTGTGTCGTTCCCCTGTTGGCATTGTTCTTGATGTCCCATCCAGCCAGGCCAGATCCAAGGTACATGTTGGCGTACCCGGCTATCCTGGTATTGTTCCTGAGCATGGTGTTGTTATAGACCTTGTTCCCGGTCCCAGGCTGATCGTCTTCTACGATGTATATACCAGCCCAACCATTGTCGTGCATAGTATTGTTTAAGAGTTCCACGTTGCTGGTGGATCCGGTGAACGTCATCCACCCATGCTCCGTGTTATGCGAGAAGTCATTGTTCTCGAACTTGACGTTGTAACCATGACGGAATAAATACCATTGGGGGTGTCCCTCTCCCTCGAAGTTCCATAACTCAGCCCCGACCCTGCCATTGGTGCAGGTGTTATGGTGGAACCAGGCGTTGGACACACCGGACACGCCAAGGCCATACTCCTCGAATGTACCCTCAACTGGGTTTGTGCCCCTGTGGTTGTCGTCGCAAGTGTTATAGCAAACCTCGATATTCCCATCAGATAGCCCGATATAGACCCCCGTCCCCGATCTACTACAGTCGTTGTGGGCTATATAGACATCATGCGCTGGGGCAGAGAAGTGGTCGTATCCAAGATGATCTATGGCATACCCGGTCCACTCTGTTACTGTGTTATATGTAAATGTATTATGATGGGAAGTGTATGATGCACTGTGCTGGCCTGTATAATACACCCCCCGCATCTCTTGCGGGATCGACCTGATCCCTGTGAATGTGCACCCGGTTACGGTATGGTATGCACACCCATACATCTGGAGGGCTATCCTCGGGGTGTTCGTAACCGTGACGTTGCTGAACGACCAGTTGTCGCTCCACATCCCAAAGAAGACACCGCTCGAGTTCGTCCCGTAGGCATGAATGTCCTGGAATGTTATGTAATGCCTTGGATCGGCCCACCCTGTATAGAACAGGTTGGTCTGATATGTATATTCTATACTTGAATAAGATATATTAGGATCAAGCTCTGAATATATATATAGCGTATAGTCTGTCTCCCAATACCAGTCCATGTCCTGTGATAGTATGGCAATGCCGTTCTGCCATCTACCCGAGGCCCCGTCGAAGATGACATTGAAGATCCTATATCCATACGTGGAGTGGTATACGCCCTGGATGTCATGGACATGCCACACATTGTCTGGGTCAGTGATATTATGAACCCAGTTACTGTTAACCTCAACAGCCCCGCTATACTTTGGCGTAGCCCCGGCACCGTATGCCCCGAAAATTATGGGGGCCCCGATAGATCCAGAGAAGTCTATGGAGACCGTTCCCCTCAATAGGCTGTTCCGCTTGGCCCAGACACCATCACCAGGGCTATAGGCGTGAGCATTGAGCTGGGTCAGCGAGTTCCACGGAGATCCGATAGATCCGTCGCCGCCACCGGCAGCAGATGAATCGATATAGTGATCAGCCATTGTTTACCCCTGGTACTCGAGAGCGCCAATGTCTGGCGTTGAATCATTCCTGTCCCTACCCTGGTTATCGTCGTCGATCCCGGTTACGGGGGTTCCACCAGCCAGGAACGGGGAGCTTGCTGTAGGCTCAAAGTATGCGTAGGTCAGTGCCCTCGGGACGGTTGATCCAGACTTGGCCAGCAAAGGCGCTCCAATGATATCCCCAGTCCCGCCGAATCCTACAGGAGGGGTCCTGTGCCAATTGTTATGGTCAAATGTTACCCCAGACGTAACGGATCTCGCCAGCTGGACATCGGTATCATCCTGCCAAATGACATTATTGCAGAATCTTCCACCAGTGGCGGCCCCGCCGTAGCACATCAAGTTAGCGGATTCAACGATACGGTCAAAAACCTGAGTGAAAGTATTGAAGGCGACGAGAGTTCCATTCCAATTCGTCGTCCCTACATATATGCTCCTGTCCCCGCCCCATGTGATGTTGTTGCGAACAATGTTGTCAGATGACTGCGGGGTGTGACCTTCGTCCCCTAGCCCTATACAATTCTGGGACGTGCAGTACTGCTGCGACTGGTTCCCCGGCGTGTAGTAAGAGAGGTTTCTCTGCGCCGTAGCATACTGAGTGTCGGAGAGGTAGAGGTTAACGGTGTAGTTATTGCAGATAATGTTGTCTTCGATAGTATTATAATAGCTCTCGAACGTCGAGATCCCTTCTCCCCAGTTGCCAAGAGATAGGCAGTTTCTTACTGTTCCGTGTCCGGTGTTTCCAAAGTCACCGTGGCGACACAGAGAAATGCCCCAACCCCAACTACCCGCAACCCCATATTCGTTGCTTACGGCATTATAGTAAGCAGTGCAATTCTCGATGACATTGTAATCAGCGAACCCGCCTATGCCTCCGCCGTAGTTGTGGTGTGCGTAAATGTTGTCGGCCGAAGCGTAATCACCAACCAGGATTACGGCGAGGTTCCCGCCGCGACGGATCTCAAAGTTCCTGACGGTGTGGTATTGGCCATAGATGTGGAACATCCCGCTGCCGCCACCGCCAATCGTGTAGTTGTTCCCGTCGATGATCGGAGACTCACCTGGATAGTTGGTGATAACGACAGGGTTGGCGGCCGTGCCGTGATTAAGGTAGCCCCAGGTGGACTGTTCCTGATACGTGCCTGATCTAATATATACGGCTATAGGGTAGCTCCCTGCCGTGTAGTGTGCTGCGGCATACTGGAGCGTTTGCCATGGACCGTGGGCCCCGTCGTAGTATGGAGCCTTCCCGTCATAGGCATTGTTGCCGTAGGTCTGGCTGACGTAGTACTTCTGGCCACTGAATGACTGGTATTCGTAGGCCCCTATGTCAGGCCGACCTGCGCCAATGGAAATAATCGGCGTCGGCTGGCTGAATCTAGCGCTTATAAAACCAACAGGGATCGTTATGCTGGTTACGCTATCTGGCCACTTTGGCTTAACGCGCACATGGCGCTTGCACGAAAACAGGGCCATCCTATCACCCGCATCTGAATAGGTATTCTACCCTCCCAGGAGTAGCCGCACCGGCCGTTTTCGTGTCACCGATCTTCTTTATCCAGATGGAATCGATTAGATCAGGTTCTCCAAACCGTTCTGTCACCGCTTCCTGCACCGTATGCCACTGCCAGTCGTGGCCGCACAAGAGCTTCTTGGCCTTCGGCATCCATGCCTCGATGTCTTCCTTGACGCTCTTGTAGTCGTGTGCACCGTCGATAAACACCATGTCTACCGACTTGTCCTCGAACAGGCTGGCCGCCTCGAGACTGGTCATCTCCATTGTCCTGAGGTTCTCAAAATGGCCCACGTTGGCCAGGAACTGAGGCAGGATCTCAGTCGTTGTGGCCTCTACGTGCGGCCCGGCCAGCTCTTCACTGCTGCCCTTCCATGTATCTACGGCATACACAGAACCCTTGCACCCGGTCAGGAGGGCGTGGGTGGACCGCCCCTTCCATGACCCTACCTCTACGACGTTGTCCATCTCCTTGGCTGTATCGTGAAGCCAGTTAAGCTCGCTCTTGGTCATCCACCCTTCGATCTGGTTATCGTAGGTCTCCCGATCTTTCTTCCAGCCCTGGAACTTCATCTCCGTGACAAAGTTCTCCCTCTTGTACGCGATCTTCCCGACATGGCCAAGCGGAATGGTGGGGTCAGCCCAGATCTTGTAGCCCAGGGACTTAGCCCTACGGCAGAATGCCAGGTCTTCGCCTTCCTCTACGCCATTAGGAGAGTACCCGAAGCCAAACGGTGTCCCAAGATCGCTCGTGACAGGCCTGGTGAACTGTTCCAGGACGGCCCTCTTGATGAGCAGGAACCCCGTCCCGATCCCATCCACCTCGAACGGCTTCTCAAGCTCGTCGAACTCAGCGTAGCACCTGAACTGGCCGTTCTCGTTGAGCTTGTAGATCGTGGGCGTATAGAACTCGCCCTTGTGGTAATAGACGCCGCCTACAATGTCTAGGTCTCGCTCCACCAGCCTGGTGATGCCGTAGACAGGGAACTGGATGTCTGAGTCGATCCACATCAAATGGGTAGCCTGCGTACCGTTTAGGTACTGTTGACAGACAGAGTTCCTCCCGGCAGAGATGACCGAGCATTCGTTGGACAGGACGTTGTGGTTGATCTGGTGCTCGTATAAATGCCTTCTCGCTGCAAGGAGCGAGTGGAAACATTCCGGCTCCAGCTGTCCCCGTTGGACTGGTAGACCGATGACGATAGACGGCATAAAACCTCCGCTCAGCAACGAGCCGTTATTTAAGAGGGAAGAAGCAAGCCGAAATCGGTTCCGGATGAACCGTAACGCTTATGGAGACCGCCTTCTCCGTGGCTTCCGGCTTCTTCTCTCCCTCTTTCTCGTCGCTGCCCTTTGTATCGGTAGGCGGAATGTCGGGCTTTTCCATGATTAGCTCAATCTCATGAGTCCGGACGTTGACCACTGAATGGTGAACGTGCCGTTGGATGCCGTGTAGTCCTGTCCGAAGTCGAAGCAGCAGACCAGCGGATCCGTGGTAGCCGCCCCAGTGGACTTGTATACGGCCGCGAACCTGGCCGTGATATAGGCACTGGCCCAGCTGACATCTGCCGAATCCCACGATCCGAGGTTGTTGGTCAGGTCGTAGGTAACGGTGTTGGCGGCAGTAACCCCCATAGAAACGCCGCCTGTAGTGTAGCCAGTCGTGCCACCGGCCGTGACCTCGTAGGTCGTGATATCGTTGCGGAAGTCATGGGCCGTTCCGGCAGCGGAGACAGTGGTGTACGTGCTCTGCATGAGCATAACGTACAGGTTGTTGATCTCCAGCGGGACGGTCCCTTCCATGCACTGTGCCTTCCATGTCGTGTACAGAAAACTAGCCATAGTTCCTCCTAGGTTTCGATCCAGACATCCCCATCTTCGCCCTGGTCGTTACTGGGCGGGGAGTCTGATACAGTGAGCTTCCTGAGCCATGACGGCTCGCCTGCTGTGTTGATCTGCAGAACGTCCATGGGCTCACCACCCTCCGGCAAATGTGGATTACCAGAGGTCGTGTCCGAGGAAGACTCCGCGCTGGCTGCCGCCGTGGCGTACCGATCAATGATCGTCTCGACTTGTCTCCGCAGCTCAGGAGATGCCAAAGACGACTGCTTCGGCCTGAACGCAGGATCATCAAACGGATTCATCCTGGTGTCAGTCGGAGTACTTTTTGTTCTTGTGAACATCCTGCCTCACATACATAAAGCAATCGTTTATTTTCAGCGGAGCGTTAAGTTCCTCCGCATTCGTGAACTCGATAGAGAACCACTTGGCCCTACCGCCGACCTCGAACTTCTCGATGATCGGACGCCGGTACTCCCTGTCTGTGGACGACGGGGTGACCCCGGTCAGGGCGTAGGTCCTGAAAACATCCTTGTCCATATCCACGTAGACGTTGGCTGTCAGCGTGTATCCGGTGTTTAGCTCGTACTCTACGTCTATGCGCCTGAGGTTTCCGTGCTTCTCGAGATCCACCCAGCCCTTCCTGTAGGTCGCGGGGATCAAACTGGCCCCGTCAAGGTACCCGGAGTCGCATAGGTAAACGTACCCTGCCCGGCTACCCATCTTCAGGACGTTCTTCTTGGTGGAATCACGGCATACGGAAAGGCAGGACGGCAGGTGCGTGAACGCAAATGTATACCACTTGTTTCTTAGGTAGTTCCACACTACAGTTGCAGCTCCGCCAGTCGTCCTGTCGTTAAATGTAAACCACACCTCATTGTATTCTTTGTTGTGTGCAGCCACATTAAGATCGTTACTCGTGTTGACTGCCGAGTTGACGGTCTTGCGGACAGGGATAGAGAAGTCTGTTCTGTAAGCGTTCTGGCCGTCGTAGACCTCAATCCCACGGTAGCTGCGGAACATCAGATAGTCATTCACCTCTACCAGCGTACCAGGCGAGATGCAACCGACATCGTTGTTGAGCTGGTACACCCCGTAGAGGAGACTGTTCTTCTGGATTACGAAGATGGCATTCGGTTTGAAGACGTAGATCGAGTCCTTATACGGGATAACTCCAGTAATATCATCTCCAGGTATACCGCGTCTGATAGCGATCCACCCTGTAGCGGTATTAAAATGCTCTGGCTCGTTGATCCTGGAGTAGTAGCCGAGACATTCTGTATGATCGAATACCCAGAGCCTATCATCCCAATAACAAGAGAACTTGCCATCGGGGCATACATAGTGGTCCTCCTCGAGCAGGGCTCCGAGAAGGGTGTCGGGGATGCTATCAACAAATGTTTCTGTGACGTTGTCGTTGATAGTAGCAAGGTAGTAGAACTGGGATCCACCGGAGGTAGTACGATAAATGTTTCTACCTGTGGTCTGCGCATCTGGTGATATGGGAATGGACGTAAGTGAAACCTGTTGACTGGTTGGATCGGCTGAACAGACGGTGCAATCAAAGGACCAGGATTCACCGTAATTGTTCGTTGTCGTGTTTGTGAATGTAAGGATGAGACCATAGTTAATATACATAACAGAAGACATCTTGAGTTCCGCAACATAACTGTCACCTCCATCGTAGCTTATTTGGACTGTATCTGTTCCAAGGCCATCGGTGGCTGAAACCCATATGCGTACAGATGCCGATTGGGTATTGGCATAAGTCCCGGTAACCACAAGCGTCCCGTCTTGACCGTATCCGTCGTGTGTAACGGCCCCGATATAGGACTTCGTGGCCCGGCTTTCACACCCGTAGTCACCTCCCCTAAAGTATGTGACGGCATACAGGTGTGTACCAACCAGGGGTTGGGAGCTTGTACTTATATTGTATATAACAATAGAATCAATATATACATCAGGAGGGGTAGAAAGTTCCGTTGTGTTCCTGCGCTGTGAAAGATATACGGCAGCGCTGGCAGAAGACGATCCGTATATACCCTCGATCTCTCTGAGCTGGACCCCGTTCTTGAATGATTTGACCGTAGCGTGAGAAACATCAGTAGCGTCGACGTAGAACTTCCAGGTATCGAACCCGCTGTACCCGACGAGCCCCGCTGCATCATATGGGGTATCGTGACCGTCAAGGATCGTCACCCCACCTACGCTGAACATGACCCTGAGGTGGAAAGACCCGGTAAACACGTTCAGGAAGAAGGCATCGTTCTCGTTTGGCCCAGTCCCCTGGGATCCGATACTCTTAAAGTAGGCTGGGAACTCTACGGTGAACTTGCTTCCTATGGAATCTGTGGGAGTCAGGTGCCTTTGGGCGTAAGTAGTGCCAGATTCAGCCCCGGTTGTCAGCCTTAGATACTTCGTGTCGGCGTCTGGACCAACCTCTGAGTCTGGATCTGATGTGTATAGGGAGGAGTCCCCGGTTCCAGAGTCCTCGTCAACCCAGTCATCCAGGTCTGCAAAGTGCTCGTGTACGACCAGCGTCTCCGCAGACGTGTACTGAGGGGCCGCAGAGGGGATGGTTGTAGGCGCATCGATCCCGATTTGGTAGCAGTTTCCGTCGCTATGGATCATCCTGCTGCCCTTCTCGGTGATGATGAACTTCTTCCCTTGGGCTTCGATGATATTTGTTGGGTGGTCCAGGACCGTGGGGAATGAATACAGGCTGGTCCAGGCCCCAGACGACACCTTGTTGTAGATGGCGCTGTCGAGGACTGCTATCTGGCAGAACTGGGCGCTCGAGTCGAAGTATGTCGCGTACCCGTATACGTCGTGATCACCGAACGAGGATTCCTCAGTCAGGCCAAGGCGCTTCTCGACCCGCTTCCCGTCCTGGCTAAGGCGGAAGTTCCGCATGTACACGGCATCTTCAATGGCCAGCCCATCAGACGGGGACATCTCGTCTACACCGCCGTTAAGCGGCAGCTGGAACCGCTTGAGTCCAGGGAGGTTGAGCACCTTCTCTCCTAGTCGAAGAACCCACTAGTGTCGTAGAATGCCTCATCCCTGTCGTCAAAGGTTGTCCTCGAGAGGATCGATTCTTTGACAAACCTGGGCTGCTGGTGGAACCTGCCCGCCCATGTCTTTCTGATCGAATAGAACCTGCGGGCATAAAGCTTCTCGATCCCTGTAGTAATGGCCCCGAACGCCGTTCCGGCTATAACCGCAGCCTGGTACGCAATGAGCCTATGAGTGACGGGAGGTAGATACGCCGGTCCATCGGTGCCCATGCTCACCGCTTCCGGACGGATCATATACACCCTTGCGTAGGAGGCTACTGTACCAGACGGCGTCGGGACCCAGTTGATCCTGCTTCCGGTGAAGTAACAGTATGGCGGGTAGTCGGTTGTCTGCCCGTTATACTTGAAATACTGCATGTCCGAAGGGTCGATGATGCGGATCTCCCTCGGAGTCTCGTCGGAAAGATTGACCTGTACGCTCCACACCTGCCAGAAGGTCGTGGTAAGTGTCGAGTACGACGTGCTTGCAGTTAGGCCCACGTCCTCGGTAGTCAGGATCTGATCCGGCATGACGTTCACCAGATCCAGGACAACCTGCTCCTGAGCGTCGTAGACAAAATCCTGCAAGTTTCCGGTATCACTCATGAGCGCACCCGCATCGTTGGAAAGCTCGTTAACGAGGTAGCGGGCTGCTAGAATGATCTCGGCTTTAGTCATTACGCCGCTCCGGGAATCTCGTATCCTTCGATCATAACGTAGGCCGTTCCCGCATCGATTGTGCCAACAGCCAGGCCGTTGAGAAGGATACCATGCGGCATGTACGAAATGTCCACGGCCAAGGTCGATGGAGCCTTTAGGACGACGGCAGACTTGGCGGTACCCGCAGAGTCATATTCCTGCAGGATGAGATCGTCACCGCTGACGGCCCCCTGGTAATGGACGTGAAGGACCCTGACTTTGGTCCCGGCAGCCTTGACGGCTCCGGTGCTATCCAGGACCCACAAATGAGGGGCAGTAATATCATTCGCCATCTTTTCCTCCTGGCATGACAAACGTCTTCGTGTTCTCTAATCTATGCATCTTCATAAGCCCCTCGGCCATCATATCGATAGCCAGTTGCTCTCTCTTTTTCTTGGCTTCTTCTTCCAGCCCCCTGAGCCACCGAAGCTCGTTGAGGGGGTTCTCGACGATATTCATCCTCTGGCCCTCGTACTTCTTCTTCCTGAGCTTCTCCAGCGCCGTATGGCTGGGGTGCTCAAACACGTCGATTGTCCTGGGCCCGTGGATAATGGCAGTGCCGCCGTCTTTCAGCGGCAGTTTGACGTGTACATCCTTGACGATAGCGATCAGGTTCTCCTCAACCTCCGCCCTGTAGGACGGGTCGATGATCTTGAGTTCCTTCTCAAACCACTCTGGTATTAGCATGTTAAATATGGGAGGGGGCCGAAGCCCCCTCCCTACAATCCTTACGTACCAACCGTTCTCGTACCACCAGTAAGTGCGTCACCGATCCAGTTAGTCCCATCACTGAAAAGAAGCATGATCCCGCCAACATTGTTCGCATCCGTAGTGAACTGAATATTGTCGGCAGCAACGTCGTTGAAGGTGATGAGAGTATCTGCTGTCGGAGCAGCCACAGTCAGGTGGTAGTCCGTTGAAACAGCGATTAGATACCACAGCCCCGTTGCCCCTGTCGGGGAAGGAAGGGTTAGGGTAACATCAGCTGTCCCGGCCACGACAATAATACCACACTGCCCAGGATTCAGAGTTGATGTCGCCGTGACTTTTGTCACGGGAAAGGCAAAAGGAAAACGAGGATAGGCGTACCCGCCTTTGCTGGCACCCATTTGTGTAGGCATGTGTTACTCCTTAGGTCGCAACCGTGAAGTCGGTGGCCAGGTTGGGAAGCATGCAGGCGAAGTAGGCCGTCCCGTCGCAGGTGACGAGGATCGCGTTCCCAGGCTGGTTAGCGTCGATGGCCAGGCCGTCAGCCGTCACGTCTGCGAACGTGATCAGCGTATCGGCCACGGCGTTAGTGACGGTCAGATTCTGGGCCGCGCCAGCGATAAAGATCGCCCACCAGCCAGCACACAGGCCAGGGAGGGTGAAGATCACCGCCCCGCCAGCTCCACGGGTGCTGAAGATTGTGCCAGAGTCGGACTTGACGCATGTGTAGTCTGCGGTCTTTGTAGCGGTGCGGAGAAAGAAACCGCCTGACGCGGCTTTCAAGTCCACAACCGCGCCCGATTCTGCTTTGAGCTTGCTGAATAAAGCCTTGGCAATACTGATCATAACAGATCTCCTTAGGTCGCAGAGTGCTTGACGTAACGGAGATACCCGTTCGCCTTGGGCCTGGAGCAGGTCATATTGTAGTACCAGCGAAGGTTCGCCACGTACTCGTCCTTGCCCTGGACCCTGCTGAGAATGTTCCCGTCTGTGCCAGGCAGCCAATCGAGGCCGTTCCTGTCGGGAGCGGAAACCTTGATCGAGCCATCATCGAAGAAGTAGATCCGGCCGTCCGGGCAGTCTTCGTCGTAGATGATCGGGATCGACTTGGTCTTGCCAGCGAAGAACTTGATGCCCGTGAGGCCGCCCCAGAGACCGGGGTCGTTGGGCATGGTCTTGTCGGCCTTGAGGATCTCGAAGAGGACGCGCCAGATAACGTCATTGGTCAGAATGACGCTGATCGTGCCCCACTTCTCCATCTTCTGGATACATTCCAGGAGCTTGATTTCGGTAACGACGGCAGGCGTGGTGATCGCAGCGCCCATGTTGAAGACCTGGCCGCAGGCCCAGGTATAGGCCGTTCTGTCGACGCCCTGGAATGCGCTCGAGGCCGTGATACCGATATAGGGGTTGGTTGCGGAGATGATGCCCTGCAGGCCCATCGGAACGCCGGTACCGGCAGCTTCCGTGGTCGCATAGGTATCATGATCGAAGATCAGGGAGTTGGCACCGCAGGTGATGGCTTCGGCCATCGTCAGGGTGTTCGTCCCAGCGGCGTCGTCGGACATCGTGCTGATCTTGACATCCTCGACTTCCTTGACCCCGGCCGACGTGTAGATGTCTACCGACATTCCCTCGAAGAGGTACTTGCCAGGATCGGTGTAGTAGTTGGAGTCGATGCCGAAGAGGCCCCAGTTGGTCGTGTCGCCGTCCACATAGCAGGTCGTGGAAGCGGAGACGGCGGTCTTGACGATCCCGAGACGGCCTGACCCGTCACCCCAGAACTGCTTGTTAAGCTTGTTCGGGATGTAGGCCATGAGGTTTTCGGTCTCGCTCTTGACCAGCTCCTTGACCGCTCCGGATCCCTTGGAGCAGGCGATGGCCAGGTTGTCGAACTGGAGAGAAGCGTACATACCGCGCTTCATGTAGAAGGTGAACTCGCTGTAGGACGAGCTGTCGGCCGTGGGGAAGGTGGTGCTGGAAGACGGACGAGCAGATTTGGGCTGCCCGTAGACGACCTTCTGCACACCATACTTGCCCAGGCAGGTGTCGGTGTCTGTCTTGAAACGATCATAGATCGTAGTGTTGTTGTACCACATGACTTCCAAGCCCGGCTTGATATACTCAAGGAAGAACTTGTTCAGTCCGGTGGTGCTCAGTGTCGTGACGGCCATGATTATCCTCCGGAAATAGCTTTCTGTGTTTCGGGATCTTTCATCCCGGCTTCAATAGCCTCTTCTAGAGACTTGAACTTGTAGCGTGGATCAACCTTCGGCCGGGAGACGGGCTCCCTTGCCGGGGTCCTGGAGGCTCGATCCAAAGTCGGAGGAAGATCGGAACCGTTACCGCCCTTGACCTTGGCAAACAACTTCGGGAACTTAGCCGCAAATTCCTCTGGCGTCATGGACTCCTCGTCGATCACCGGAGCTGACGGTGCTGATTCGCCCTTCGCCTTCTTCTGGAACTCGTGGATTTCCTTGATCGTTTCTCTGGCTATCTCCTGAATCGGCCGGTGCTGATTCTCTTTCGCAGATAGCTTGGTCTGGAAGACGCTGATAACCTGTTCCTGTGTGGCGCTGCGGCCGTCCTCGAGCTTAACGTCCTCAATCGGATATTCCTTTTGAGCGTCCTCGATGGTTACGGCAACGCGCCGGAAGACGGCGTCCAGAAGCATCATCTGGGCGACCTTCTTCACTTCCTTGATCTCCTGGTCCTGTTTATACTGCCTCAGGACGACTCCCTTTTCGTAGTCCGTGATGTAGTCTGGATCTACGCCGTACTCCTTGAGAATCTGTTCCTCGGTCTTGTCTCCTGTAGTCGTCACCACAGGCTGACCAGGCGTCTTCTCTTGCTCCGGCTTCGCTCCGACCTTATCTTGCGCTGCCGCCAGCATGGCGTCCAAGCGCTTGGCCTGTTCGAGCAGCTGTTTGTTCCTGGCGTCAAACTCCGTCTCCCACTTCTTCCTGTCTTCTGAGTCGGCCTGACGCTTCTGGGTGTAGTCAAACCCCTGCTGAGCCATATCGATGAGCTGCTTCTTGCTGTAGACCGGGACTTCCTTACCCTTGTGCTTGAGGACCTCGATAGGCTTCCTGTCCTTGCTTTCTGTCCCAACGGGCGGACAGTCAGGACACTCGTCTTCGTCGGCCTTCTTAGCGGGCGGGGCGGGGGCGGTCTCCGGCTCTACGGCTTCAGCCCATCCCTTGGCGAAAAGATCGTCGAAATGTACCTGTGAAGCCTGCTTCCCTTCCGGTTTCGCTTGGGCTTCTTTCTCTTCTGGCATGATCACTCCTTAGCGGTTAGTGTTATTGCACACTCGTCATTTGGCGAGTTCTTGCCACTTCTGGCGTAACAGTAGCCCCTTCGGCCATCGTCTGAGGGGGTGGAACCTGTGGCTGGGCCATCTGGGCCTGAGCCGCCTGGGCTTGCTGGGCCATAGCCGCAAGCTTCTGCATCTTCATCATGTGCTCCATGATGTGATTCTGCAGCCCGGTCCATGTCTCGAGATCCCAGCGCATGGCCTCTTCGGACTTGGCCAGGTCGGTGTGTTCTGTCATGTGAATAGCATCGTCGTCGTGGAGGTAGATGAACACGCCGCCCTTATCACGCTCGTTCTTCCAGACCCCACTGAGGAACGCCTGGTTCTCTCTGCGGGCCCTAGATTCGTCGATATAGTCGGACTTCAGGGACTCCTCGATGTCCCCCTCTCCGAGCATACGGATGAACTTGGCCGGATCCTTGAGGACTCCGGTCTGCCACAGCTCGATGAGCAGGCGCTGTTGCACAATACGGGACTGCTTCATGTGCACTCCCTGCTCGAGCTTGACATCGTAGTTGTTCTCGAGGTCCGCGCCCTCGAACATGTCGACGGACGTGGCCTCGCCCTGGCCGACGATCTTGATCTTGCGTTCTTTGTTGTAGTAATCCCCCATGAGCTGGAGGCGGAACTTCCCCATCTCTCGGATCATCTTGTTGATGCGCTTGAGCAGCGGGTCGATCTTCATGTTCTCCTGCTCTAGCATCATGGAGAAGAGGGAGGCGGGCGCTCGGGACGAGTACTTGGGGAGCTGGGAGTAACTCACTTCATGGACGTTGGCCACCTGATTCAACGCTCCAATGAGGAAGTCCTTCCATACCATCAGCTGCGGAGATAACTCTGGCATACTGGCCGGATGCGGCTCACCCTTTGTCGGGTCATACTCCAGGATCTCGAAGCTGTCTGTGGTGAACGCTCCCTTCTTGACTACCGAATCCTCGGGCATCAACATCTTTGCCCGCCATCCCTCGTAGTGTTCGGAGATGATGCTGACAAGCCTGTTGATCTCCCGCTGGATGGGTTGGACGTGGTAGTAAGGACCAGTCCCCCACGGGGAGTTTCCTGCTCTCTTGTACTCGGCCATCCAGAACGGGACCTGGCCCTTGGCCGGGTTGGACTTCGCGTAGAGGATGCACTTCCCAGTGCTTATGATCAGCCGCCCTTTCGGGTATTCGTCGTTCTTCCTCTCCCAGTAAAAGGCGACGATGTCCGTGAGTTCCCTCGGGTCTTTTTCGTCGATATACTCATAAAGGCCTTTGTACTTTTTTGACTCACTGGTATTCTGTGGACCAGCTTCTTCCGGGGGCCCGTCGATGTCATAGTCGTCAACTCCAAATTCGTCTTTGATGAGGCCGCGCTCGATCTCTTTGTACTCGATGAACCAGCGCATCTCTTCTCGATTTTTTGCAGTAGGGTCTGGTCGAACATTAAAGATCGAAGGGACACGGCCCACGACCAGGCCGCTATTTCCAGTTGAGTCCTTTCGTTCTTTGTCATACTGCCAGGTGATGCATGCGTTTCCAGTATCGATGAGATCCTGCTTAAAGTAATCCATGAGGGATTCTGAATCGTTAGCATAGTCATTGTCCGCCAGAAACTTCGTAGCCACCTTGGCTGCTTCGATGTCTTTAGTCTCGCTAGAGTTGGGAAATCCAGCGAGCCTATAGTTGAAGTCAATCTTGCCATCGATGGCCTCCCCAAGAGGTTTCATCAGGTTGATGACAACCTTCTTCTTGCGGATCCTAAGCTCAACGGGCTTGAGGGAGTTGTCCTCGGCCGACCATTCTGTGAACTGGTCTCCGTTGGCCCAGGCGATAAGTTCTTTCCACTTGCCGTGCCACTTGGCCACGACAGGGGCTTCTTCTTTCTGGTATCTAATAAACTCTAGATGATCGTTATATTCTGATTCTTTAAGATATTGCTTGTCCCATAGTTCGCTTGGCACCCGTGTCTCCCCTAGTAAATCGCATCATACTTTGTCGGCGTTTTACTTTGGGCTTGCTCATAGTCCTTTGCTTCCTGTCGCATTTTACGTTGGTCTTCATGGATCAGGAAAGAGGTTAGAGTGCTCAAGAACTGAGCATTATCATGGGATAGTTGTTTTAATGTTTTATTCGTCTCTGCTTGGAGCCGAACAAGCTCCCCAAGTACTTTCGTGAGGTTTTCTAGACTTTCACTTGACTTGGGTTTCCCGAACATGTTTGCTCCTGCGTGTGGTGTAGCACAAGATGTTGTGGTTGTCAAGGTTTTTTTCAATATATAGAGTCGTTAACGGATCTCTTGTCCGACTTATCACGGAACCTGCCAACGAACCTATCAAACTCTTCGTCGAACGTCGTTTCTATTTGAGGCTGGAATCGGGGCTTAACAATCTTCGGAGGAATGCGTCGTATGTCAAGATGATAAGCAAGGGAATCCAGGCCATCATCAAAATCCAGGTGGGGGTACTGGAGAAGGTCCGTCTCGAGTTCTCGGGCGTCCTGGTGGATATAGATCCTGCCTGTCTGGAGCCACTGCTTGAGTCGCCAGATCCGCTGTCCCTTATCCCTCTTCTGGTGCTCCACGTAGGAGATGTGTAATAGGGGGAATCGGTGCCTGAAAGTGTCTGCGATAGTGGTCGAATACTTTTCTTTCTCGATTCTGATGTCATCTGGCTTAAACTCCTCCTTGAGGTGGTTGATGGTGTCCATCAGGTCTACTGGCGTAAGCCACATCTTCCTGTAATACACAACATACATGTCACCCTTCTCGTCTGTGTCGAGGATGGTTATGCCGGTTGCGTCTTTCGTCTTAGGATCCGACCCGCCAGGGTCTACGACCATCGATCTCCAGGTGTTTTCAGGCAGGGAAGAGTAGTATTTGATCCATTTCGGGTTGCAAAGAGCGTCTTCCTCGGCCAGGGGGTGAAGAAGGTACTGGGCGGAGAAGATCGCCGGGCCCATCTCCTCAAGTTTCTCGAGGAAATCCTGCTCGGTATACAGTTCTGGCATTGTAATGTGCCGCACACCGTCCTGATCCACAGTCCAGCACGGGATTACGAGCTTATCGTAGCCAGAAAGGTGGCGGATCTTCCACATCAGCCCCTGGAAATGGTACGGGGTGCCGATATCGATCTCCAAACCGATGCCCCGGCTGCGGATCTTGGTCAAAATGGCCTTCTGGTGCTTCCATTTCTCGATAAGTTCAGACCTCAGGGTATCGGAATAGGCGTTTGTGTCGTTCTCAAGGTCGTCGTTGACCATGATCGGGCTATGTCGGCCGACCTGGATGGTGTCAAAAGAGGCAAACTCGAGCTTGGCGTGGCCCAAACGGACCAACCCCTTGGTAAAACTGTCATATCCGGCCTCTGATTGGGGCAGTTTTGGCCAGAAAATCCACTGCAACAGGGGGTTATTGATCAGATCGTACCGCACATTATAGGAAAACATGGTCGAATTTTCCTTTGTAGCGGTGTTATAGGTGATCCCCAGGGGGCGGTCTTCCTCCTTGGCCCAGACGAACTCGTAGGTCATAAAGCCCTCTAAAACGGTGCTTTTGAAGCTGGATCGGAAGGCGGAGAGGTACTTTTTACGGCTGGGGGTGGTCCGGGTATTGAGGAACCTGCACATCTTCTCCTGTACAGGCCCGAAATCGTGGTATCTATCAGGCCAGGCGTTGCCCAGAACTATGGTCTGGAAGAAGAACATGTCCCGGCAATGGTCTTTCCACCACCTTCGGGACTCAAGATCCTTCGGGGAAAAACCCTTTGTCGTCTCTTGGAGTGACATCGATGATCTCTTCCCCGGTTACCTTGCGGATCCGGTCCACAAGCTCGGCTGTAATGTTGATGGATATGGTCTCGCGGTTGTCTATCTCGAGCCTAGGATTGGGCATGCCGTCCATGATCCGGACGGCGGTCTCGAAAGCCCTGAGTTGGTTGGTGTTGTCGGGCTTCCCAGGGTAGGCGGGGTGCTCACAATCGAGTAACTGGGACAGCTTCTCTGCCAGCTTGGAAGCTGTTATACCAGCCTTTTTGAGGGCATGCTGCATCTTAGGGTTGTTACCCATCTTGCGCAAAGCCCCCATGGCCACCTTGCTGGCGTTGGACCCAGCGCCCGCCTGTATTGCACAGTCCTTGAGTTTAGATAGATCGTAGCCTGTTTTGACGATGTTGGACATTGTGGCCAATTCCATGGCCGTGGGCTCTGACTCCTCGGCTTCCCAGGCGTCAGGACGCTTTGTCAAAGTACTCCCCAGGTAAAGCGTCAAGATAGGATCTAAAGTCTCCGTGTTGACTACGCAGGGCCCCCTCTGCTTCGTTAAGCCATCTCGTCATGCTGATCTTATCTGCAGATTCGGCTGCTTTTAAGATAGCGATTGCGTCGGAGAAGTCTCCAAAGATATCCTTCTGCTCAAGAAGGCCGATTGCCCCGCTTAGCCTGTGTTCACTCACTTGACGCTCTTTGCCCAACGAAAGCATTCATTGAAATACTTTTCTGATATACCAAGAGACCTAGCTATTCTCTTTATTGGTACACCGCTAGTAATTAATTGCAAGATCAGCAATTTTACTATGTCTTCTAATAGTACATTGGTTCTTTCGGTCATTTAAAGTTTTCCGTCTGAATCTCTTCTTCTGAGGGGAAAGGATCACCAGGGCGGGCCTTACGGGGCCGTCCAGGCTTCCTCTTGGCGGGCTCCACGCCCTCGACGGCAGCCTTGAAAGCGTCGTCAGCCTCGTCGTTAAAGCTGTTGTCTACCCCGTGATCCTTGGCGTACTCGAGGACGGACTCCTTGCTGATGTTAAACCTGATGTCTCGTACAATACAGAAGTAGTCTTCCCCGTTGTTGGCCATGTCAATGGCCCACTTCTGGATGTCTCCGACAGCCCAGGGGGTGAACGGGAGGATCCGCTCAATGAAGTCTGTCATTGATATATTCTTCTCGAACTTAATGGCCATTACTTTTTCCCTTTCTTATCTGCTTTAGGCTCATTGGCATACAGTGCAGCTAGGTACTTCTTGGCCCCCTCTACCGATGAGGAACAGCCCTTCTTGGCACCCCTGGATCCGTCAGGGTTCTTGTGATAGACGCACTTACCGCTTCTTACGTAAGGCATAATAACCCTCCTCGTTGGTAGACCAGCCACAAGTGAGCGAGGCGTTTGGAGAGTAACTCATCGATGTATAAGCTATTGGAACAAAAGTATATGCAAGAGGATCGCAGAACGTGTACCCCTCTGCCGGTGGGGGAACTTCCTGGGCGTACCCGGAGGTTATGATCGGCTCCGTTCTGTCAGGAGAAATCGGGGCGGGCTTCGCTTCTACCTTGGACTTTGCCGCTGCCACAGCCCCCGCCCCGAGGGCTACCATGTGTTTCAGGAAAGCCCTACGGCTGGGCTCTACGGCGTCCTTAAAGGCCTTCTCTGAGTCGAAATAGTTGTCGTC